CGGAATGATGCCGAGCGTATCGGCCGACTTCACATGCGCCGCGGCACGATGGTAGAACTCGAGCCGCTCCTGTGCCGCCCGGTCGTTGAGATGCGCCTTGTACAGATCCAGCGCGTAGTCCCCGGCCGAGCGGTACTCGATGTCGCCGGCATCCACGCCGCGCCGCATCCGTGCCAGCTCGTTCTGCACATCGGCGGCCTTACGGCGAGCGGCCTCGGTGCGGACCTTCGCCGCGTTCAGCGTGTCCATCTGCTCCTCGGCAACCTCGATGCGCTTGCGGGCTTCGGTTACGAGCTCCTGCTCGGAACCCGTGAGGTCGCGCTCGGCGTCCTGCGCGTTGGCGACCGTGCCCTGAATGAACGCATCGCGCTCGGCGACCTCTCGCTCGAGCCGAGCGATCATCGCATCGGTCTTGGTTCCGTCCTCCATTCCTCACCCCCTACAGACGTCCCGGATACAGATGGCCCTCTCGGCCAACGAGCACCCGCTGCGACCCGCCGCGCTCTCTGCGGCGACCACCCTAGGGGGGTCGGTAGTGCTAAGTCCTGGAGCGTAGCCTACGTGCCTCCATCCATGCCACGATCTCGTCCAATTTCGGGGTCTCCAGCACTGGCAGATCTTCGGCCTGCGGCCGGCGCCCCCGCACGTCGATCACCTGGGCGCCCTCGTATGCCCCGTTGTCGGGGAATGCTAGGTGATCCACGTAGGCCCGGCGGATTCGCCGGATCTGCTCGGCGCGGTTGAGCACCTGATCGCTACCCCGGACGCCGAAGCCTACGGAGACTCCGAGTACGCCCTCGTCCGCGAGCGCCAGCGTCTCGTCGCCAAGCGGGGTCCGCGCGATCTTCACGTGACCGAGGAGTCCTTCCTGCCGATCCGGTGCGAACGCGACCACGCGACCGACGAGCCCCGATGTGCTCGTGCCGCGCATGTGCTGCCCCGACACGTGATCACGAAATGCTTTGACCCTATTCGGGCGTTTCTCGATTCCGTCGAATGCACCGCGCTCGAACGATTCTCGCCAAAGTTCGCCACGATACTCGACGATCGCCTCCTCCTCGTACGGCACAGCGAGGACTTCGATGATCCGCTGCGGAAAGTCGACAGAATCCACGACCGCGGCCCGTGACTCGATCGGAGCGCGATTCTCCGACGCCGCGCGGATCGAGGCCATGTGCGCCTCAAGATGACGGCGCGCCTCGTCGCGGTTGACCAGTCCTTCGGTCTGCGATAGACGCGCCAGCGCATTGCGGACGCCAGCCGCGTTCGGTGGAGAGCCGGGGGACTTGTGGTGCGGCAGCTTCCACGTCGAGCGCAACGACGTGTCACCCGATGTATGGCCGGCGCAGATCGCCCGATAGTCCGAAGCCGTCTTGGCCGAGGACATCGCGGCGTTGCCATCCCACTCGGAGTTGTCGACGGACGCGCGCCCTTCGACGTCCTCGTTCGCGTAGAGCGCAGCCATGTGCCGTGTCGCCTCCTCCCTGGTGTCGTGGCACTTCTCCGTCGAGCCGTCCGCGTCCTTGATGACGCAATATTTCCCCTCTCGCTCCGCGATGTGCCAAGGCATTACTCCTCGCCCCCTGTGATCGCCGTGATCGCCACCGTCTCCTCGTCGTCTTCCGATACGAGCCGCTCGGCACGCTGGACCGTCTCGGCCTTGATGATGCCTGCCTCGACGAGCTTGACCCAGGCATCCGCCCGCTGATCGAACGACGGACGGCTGTACTCGTCGCGGTTCAACTCCGCCTTTTGGCCCGCGGGAAGCGCCCAGTAGGAGAGCGCGCTCATGACGTGTCCAGAGAGCGATCGGAGCGTCTGACGATCGTGGAAGTCGAACAACGCAGAGACGTTCGAGTACGTCATCGAGTCTCCGCCAGACGGCAGGCCGACGAGGAACGGCGGTACGCCGAGCAGGATGGCGATGCGTGACTCGTTGAATTGGCTGATCTCGAGCATCGTGAGATCGCGGGGAGAGATGCCGGCGTGATCGACGAGCTTGCCACCGCCATCGAAGACCGGCGGTGCCGCCGACGACGAAATGCGGCTCTGTAGGTAGGACGTCTGGAGATCCTGCGCTTCGTCGGGGGTGAGGCTTTTCTCGGTTTCGATCGTCCGGACGGGAACGCCGCCGGTTGCCACGACCTCGCGCGTGTACTTCGCGAGCAGGCCAGCCGTCAGCATCCGCCCGCCGGCCGCCTCGAGCGGCCCGACGCCTCGGGCATCCGTGGACGTCGACTTGTACCGGATGTGGAGCACGCTCGGCGTCACGTCTGGCCCGGCCACGTCGCCGATGTGATAGCGACGCATCCCGTTCACCATCTCCACGTGGATCGCCCAAGGCGGCATCACGCGGAAGCGCATCGGGTAGCCATCGGAGAAGTACGACTGCGCCATGACGAAGACTTCGCCGAGCTGGAACTCCCAGAACAGTTGCTTGGCGAACTCCTCCCACGAGGAGTAGATCAGCGGGTCCGGATTCACCATCCACGACGACGGCGCGACGACCTTGCCGTTCCGCGTGCGAAAGACCGGGAACGTGGAGAGCGCCGACGCGTTCTTATCCAGACACGCCCACGCCACGTCGACGAGCTCGTTGAACCGCGATCCCATATCCCAATTCGGCGTCGACCAGTTGGACGGCCAGCCGGCCCACGGCGACGGGAAGAACGAGGGAAGCGCGCGCGCCTCGGCCACCGTTCCGACAATCTCGACTCCGTGGGGATCTCCGGCATCCGACGCCGGGCCGACTGAGGACGGCGGATTCGCGTTCGGCGTCTCGCCTGCTTGCTTCACGCCTTGGCCGAACAGGAAGTCTAGGAGTCCCATCTACGCCCCTCGGTAGACGTGGATCTTCGGGGTCGGGCTCATCGCCGTTACCGCGTGCACGGCCATCGCAAGCGCAAGGATAGCCCTGGAGTCATCCGAGGCAACGTAATGCGCGCCGTTGGTCCCGGTCTTCTTGATCGCCGATAGGACGTGCGCCCGCGTCTTCCGATCGCCGTCGTGAATCAGGGCTCGGTCGCGCAGGTAGCGGTCGAACGTCCCGGTCGCCGCGATCTGTCGAGCAGTCGAGTAGGGATGCGACTCCACCGGGACACCCCTTGCCTCGAGCAGCTCCATCGAGCGCTGCATCCCGTAGCCCGGATCGAGCACTTGCGCGACGCGGTATCGCTGACAGAGCCCGACGATCAGGTTCTCGGTACGGGCGAGGATCGATGCGCTCGTCCGCTCCAGATGCTCGCAGCGGATCGCGACTTTGCCGTCCGGCCGCATCGATGCGATACCGACGGCGGCGTTGCTCCCGACCGATGGGGCGAGGATCACGGTGTCTCCGTCGTCGATGCCGCCGATGTCGGCGTAGAGCGGGTCCCAGTCCTGCGAGAGGATCTCCGGCTCCTCGCCGGCCGTCCAGATGTTGCAGGCGAAACGCAGCCACCGCCCGGTCGTCATCCCCTTGGAATGCCGGCGCCGCTCAAGCTTGCCGATCGTCTGAATGCGCGCGGGGTTCGCGGCTTTCACGTGGCGGAGGTTCTCGGGGTCGTCCTCGGGCAGCAGCGCCCACTCGTGGAATACGTCACTGCCCTCCTGCACGCGCAAATGCCGACCGACCATCGTTCCGCCGATGTCGTGGAAGCGCTGCCGCATCACGCCGAGCACGCTCGTCTCATCGGCTCCCGCCGTCGAGATCGTAACCATCCGGCCGTCCCGCGCATCGAGCGCGTCGGAGATCACGCCATACAGATCGCCGGAGATCTGGCGGTGCATCTCGTCCATGAGCCCGAGCGTGGGGATCACACCGTCGACAGCGCCGGCCTCGGCCGGGTAGACCTTGAGCAGTCCGCGCGTCTCGAGGCAGCGGATCTCCCGGATGCCGAAGCCCGGACGGACTTGATACGTGAAGCCGTCCAGCGCGTACGTGTCCTTGCGCTTGTCGTCCTTCACGCCGGATCGGCGGATGAGACCCTCGGCCTGGCGGTACAGGTAACCGGCCTGATCGCGCGTCGATGCGACGACCGGCACGAGCGCATCCTGGACTTCGCGCAGGTGAAAGAGGCCGAGCGCGCCGAGCGTCGTCGTCTTGTAGTTCTTCTTCGGGATCAGGACGGTCAGCTCGATCGCCTCGCCGAAGTGGTCGGTCAGGATCTCGCGTTGCGGCGGCTCGAGCGCCAGCGGCTTGCCGTTCTCCAGCCGCAGTTTGCGGCAAAACCGGGCGAGCGAGCGGGGGTCGTAGCTCATCGCGGCGAAAAAAACTCATCAAGTAGCCTGACTAGAGTCAGCGAGCGATTAGAAAAAAAACCGATCATCGTTTTCCTTTTCGTTTCCTCACTTCGTGTCCATCTTTGCGGT